ACAATCCTCTAAAGATTTAATAACCCTCCTGCGTCTATGCTTATAAGTGTGTTTCCCGTCTATACACTCACCTGAAGTTGAATAATATTGGCCATGCGTAATGTATGGCATAATATTATTATTGATATATCGGAACAGTAACTTCCCACACAAATCCTCTGCGTAAATGTCATTATCACAATTAACTGGACATTCAAAAATTGGGTTATAACTACATTTAAAATTAAAATCGTATCCGCTATAGTTAACACTCCAACTATATGATTGGGTGTTTGTCAATTTCTCGAAAGCTCTTAGAGACGTTACATAATCCGAACCATAACCCTCCATGCACTGCTCCATTATATTCCAGCGTTCACGCTCAATAATTTCCTTTTGTACCTCATCCGACAATTCATCAAAAGTGTACAGTTGCAATGTTATTGTTTTCATTGATTTAAGATTGTTGGTTTTCAAACTCCATATAAAGGAACTCTGATATATTTGACTGGAAATTATAGGATATTCCCCATGTTCCAAAAGTTTCAAAGAACCAGTCAACAAGAAAGTCCCGGTCCTCGTTAGCTTGTTCGCTGTCTTCACCGGCATCTAATCTAGCGATCATAGCATTTACAAGAGGCGTATCGTATGTAACCTCTCCATAAATATGATAAGGGTAGTCATAATCAATGTTATTGAAATTACCACAAATCCTGTGGTCTGGATTATGCAAGTATTTCTTCATATCAGAATTAAATTGCCAAGCCATTACATTGCTGTAATCTTCCAGATATTCATCCGAAAAGTTCTCCATGATAAAATCTTTATTTTCATCATCAACCATGCTTTCACGTGCATCTTTGAGAATTTGACAAAGGCGTGTCGCCATATTATCAATATTTATATACTTCTTTTCTTCCATTTTACTACTTTATTTGAAGTTGAAGATTATCATTACCATAAGAATACATCATTACAGAAGCTCCACAAGGAGCATTTTTACCAGCATGGAAACATCTCACACCTATTTCACGAAGTTTCTGAAAAGCATCAAATGATTGATTTTCGTTTGGAAAATGCAAATCAATAGAACTACCAATATCTACATGCTGTACCTGCAAGGATACTTTGTTTTTGTGATTTAAGACTATTACATCCATATTATTCATCGTTTTCTTGTTCACGTCTATATTGTCTGTATCTATCGTATGCTTTAAATGTCTCTGCTATAGTTTCAGAGAGATCATTAAATTTCAGAGGAGTAATTTTCGCAA